AAGTCTAGCTTGGTATTCTTCTTCAGTTTCGTCTTTACGTTTAAAAGGATCTAATTTATTTTCAATTTTATTAATAAAAGATACAACATCCTTTCCATATTTTAATAATTTACCTTCTAAAAGTCCTCCAGGAGGTAAAGCTTTTGTTAAAATATATCCTAAAGGATTACAAAAATCTACTTCATTTATTTTCCTAACAACTTCATTTGTTTTTGAAAGAATATCTAATATCTTATTTACCACATCTGTGATTCTTTCAGGTGCAGTTTTAGTTAAAATTTTACTTAATCCTTCAGGTACGGCCATTATAGAGTATAATTTTGATTAGATTTAATATCTTTAATTAATGGTTTAAGTCTTTTAATATCTGCTACCAGAACCTTACTAGCAGTAATTATACTAGTTAAAAATACTCCATTACTATCTGTAGCAAATAATAATTTATTTCCTAAAGTATTTAAACTATCTAGTATATCATTTAATATTAATTCTAATTGATTCCCTTTTACTAAAGGTTCTACTGAATTTAGTCCTAAATATATTTGGGGAGAATTAATTATAAATTTATCATCAGAATCAAAATTAATTGTTCCTGCGGAAGAAAATCCAATTGCTTTCTTTCCAAATAAAAATATAGAATCATCCTTAGAGTTAAGAGTAACTCTACCTGAATTAATTATTATTTGTTCTCCTATATAGGGAAATTCTGGTTTATATTCCATAATTATTTAAGGTTATCTGCTTCTGTAGCTGATTGATCTTCTGAGTATAGATAAGGATCTGGAATTTGAAGTGCAGAGTTAAATGCTGCCCCAACAGTTACACCAAATGATGTTAAATTTTTAGAAGCATATTCTAAAGGTATTTCTTGACCTGAACACATATAAATAGATGACCCATCAAAGTTAATATCTTCATATACAGGAACCCAAGGTTCAGGGTTTATATCTGTAGTGGTTTGACCATTTCTAATTATAGTAATAGGGGATCCTATTTCACCTTGTGAACTCCAGGAATTATTAGGTTGTTTTTGTGGTGTTGTAGAAGAAAAACGTATTGAATTTCCCCATCTACCTTCAACTATTACATCTCCTTCTTCAGGTAATAAATTTCTTACATCAACTTTTTCTTCAAATGAATTTCCTAAACTTAAAATTTCATCTTGAGAAATTCCTTTAGCTAAATTTTTATTAAAAGTATTTATATCTGGAAATACATTATGGTGAACACTATTCCATACACCTACTGTAGTTAAATAATAATAAGTTTTAGCTTGTGGGTCAGTATTTAAATCATATGAGGGAGCTTGAAATATCATAACTATCTCATTTAATATTGGATACTGTATTATATTAGTAAATAAAGGTTTTGCTATCAATTTAGTAGTAGCTCCAGTATCAACAGTTGTACCAACAGGAGTAAATTTTATTGATCCTAAACCAGCCCATCCACCTGCATCTTGAAAAAAATTTTCAGTCTTAGTTTTAGGAGATACTAAAATGTCATTAATTCTAGCAAAGAAAAAAGGTGTTGGTGAAGTACCTCCCCCTCCTTGTGAATTTGATTTTATAGCACCTTGTAAACTAGGATACATATTGATTATAAGTATTTTTTACGGGTTGTTCTTTGGCTTGTTCGTCTAATTGTTGCATAGATTGAAATAACATTTCTTTATCACTATCTGTCAATAATGAACTATCATCACCATTATTAGTATTCATAGCTCTTTGAACTATACCTGCCATTTTAATTAATAAATCATCATTCTTAACAGATACATCTAAATAATCTTTAATTAAGGGAACAATAATAACTGCATCACCTGCAGAGGTGATAAATGGTTTTAAACCTTCTATTAAGTTTCTAATTTCTTTTTCTTTATTAGAAGAATTAGTATGTATTTCTCTCAGCAAATCAGCAAATGTTTTTTTACCGAATAATGTTATTGAATTAAAATCCATAATATGTTTTCGTTATAAATATAATTCTATTAAGGATTTTTTAATATTTTAAATCGACATAACCATAATCTAAGTACTGTTGTAATAGCCTATAATGAACTTTTTTAAGCGACTTTATTACCTTAGTTATTTGAGGAGTATCCTGATCTGTTATTTCTCTAATATAAATGTATAAAGCTTTCTTATTAAAAATATCTAAATTTTCTCTATGTCTAAATAATTCAACTATAGCATCAGCAGTTCTAGCATCCTCTTTATCTGGAAATATTCTAAATAAATGTAAATCCATGTACTTAATAAAGCTTTCTATAAAATAATTCTCATTAACCATCGGATCATCAGAAGGGGAAGAACTATTTAAAATATTAATTACAATAGTTTTATCTTCATCTATAGCTCCTACCTCGGCTCTACCTTTTAGTTTTTCATAATTTTTATTATTATAAAGAATTAAATAACGTTTAGCAATCGTGCCGAAATACGAAAAAGCTTTACCTTTGTTCTGGTTGTATAAATGGAGTTTTTCAAGCAAGAATGACGTTACTTCATGTTGAAGTTCAGCAATGGTTTCTACTTCAGTATAATAAAATTTAAAAGTATGAATGATATTTTCAGTTAATTTAAAAAAACCATAATCAATACGATCATTATATATTTTATTTCTCTTATGAGGATCAGTTTCAGCTAGATATTCGATAATAGCATCCTCTGTATCTTGAGTGAAATACATTTTTTTAGTTTTGGGCTTTCTTTTTCGAACTGTTCCCTTTTTTGTAAACTGTACTTCTGTTTCTTCTTGAGGAATCACAAGCATCTTAATTTCTAAGTTAGCTATTTCCATTTTATTTTACAAATTTTATATAATCCGAAAGAGCTTCTTGGATTGTTTTTATATTAGTAAAGAAAAAACCTATTTCATCATCCGATTGGAAGGTTTGATTAGCGTCTATTTCTTTAATTTTAACCTCTGATTGTTTAACTAGATCATAAAAATCAGTAATATACTTTTCTTGTATAGTTATGATATTTTCTAATTTCTCAGCTTTTTTCATTAGATTCCAGATAATATATCCTATAACACCAAGAAAAATTATTACTAAATTAATAAAAATTAATGTATCCATTTTATATATTATTTAAAAGATTAGCAAAAGGAGCGTTTGGGTTAGATAATTGAGGAGTTTTAGTTGTAAATTTAGAAGGAGCTTTAACTTCTATTTTTTTATCTAATTTAAATTTAGGTAACCATTCTTCCTCAAATTCAATACGAGCAGCCATTAAATCAGCCTGGTGTAAAATAAATGGTAAAGAGGTACGTGGTTTTTGTTCAACCATATAACCCATTAAATATTTTTTATTAGCTTCATCATATAAACCATCATGTGTTTGAATGGCTATCATTTCATTAAATGTATATTTAATATCATGAGACATGAGTAAAAACAACGATCTATCTGGTACCGACGCAAATGATAATTTAGTATTAAACGTGTAATCTTCGCCTAATTTATCACGTCTCCACGCATCAGTTTGTGGTATATAAGATTCGTTTTCTTCATCTCCCATTTTACCTAAATCATGATTTAAAGCTGAAAATACTAATTCTTCCTTAGTAAAAGTAGACATATCGGCTCCAAAAGCTTCCCATACGTCTGATAATGCTAAAGCACCTTTAACTACACGATTAACGTGATCAACATAACCACCTGGAAAGGCGGAATGGTATTCTTTTTTATGTGCGGCTGGCATTAACATAATACGTTCTGAGTATTTATTATAAAAATCCAATAATTTCTCCTTACGAGGGGATTCAATATAAACCTCAATATAACCTAATAGAACATTCCAATTTTTTTGGATTTGCTCTGCACTTAATTTCATTTCCATAATCTTAATTTTCTGTATTTAATAACGTTTGAACATCCGCAATCTTTTCTCTCATCCCTTCAATAAATTCTCTGGCTTCCTGGAGTTGACCTCTGGAGATTAAACCATTTAATTGGTGAAAAGTATTATCTAATTGTTCTAATTTGTCCTGAATTAATTGTTTATATCTCATTTTTATATGTTTGGTTTATTTTTTGTAAAAGTTGAGGAATTGAATTATAAATCTCAATATTGGGAGAAGGTAATAAAGAAGATTCGGGGAGCCAAATCTTATTAAATGGTTCTTTAAGTAATATCATAGGATAAGAGTCACATTGGTAAGTTTCCTCCAATTTATCTCCTAAAATATCATTATATGTAACATTATTATCAGTATAGGGAATATCTAATTTTAGTAATCCACGTTTTAATTCCTCACAATACCCACATCCATCCAATGTAAACGTTTCCATTTTCCATCTTTTCATCTTATCTATTTTTTAATATTTAAAGTTTTTTCTTTTCCCACGTCCTAAGCATACGAATTATTTCTTCAATAGCCTAGTTTTTTATATGACGTTTTTAATTATGATATAAATATATAAGAAGAACAAGAAACACGCACGTAATTTATTAAATATCGATTGGTGTGATATTATGTAGTTTATGGTTTAATTCAATGATTTGACCCCGAATATCGGGTGAAAATATATCTCCAAATGACGATACTTCTTCTTTGAGTTGTATCATTAATTCTTTTAAGGAGTCTACTTCTTCCCTAGTTAAAGATCCATTTAAAGATAATTCAATTGTATTTAAAGACTGTTTTACAACAGGTTCTAAAAATTTTACTAGACCACTTAAATCTAATTCTTCTAAATTATTTTCCATTTTTGTTTATTTTAATAATAAGTTGGTTTATCTACGTAAAAAGGTTCTGCTGCGGATTCAATTTCCTTAACTGCAGTTTCAAAATCAATAAGAAAAAATTCCCTTTTTGAACCTTGATGACTATCCATTCTTAAAAGTTCGAGATTTTTATGAATCATACCTTCAACCTTATAATCATCAGTAACAGGAAGAGCATATTTTAATATCCATTCAGAAACTGTTCCAG